CCACCAGGACCATTTACAAAACCACCACGTTTTAAACCTTGGATAGAAGCCCTTTGTGCAATTGCTGTGGCCAATTGAACGGCACCAGATGCAAGTACAAGTGGTACAGCAAGTGCAGCACCCACACCAGTTTGACCTGTTACCTTTGCAACACCCAAAGCTGTTTGTGCGATGATGTTTGCAATGGTGATAGCCAAATCAATATCAGCCTGTTTCTTTTGAATATCCTTAATTTTTTTGTTCTTTTCTTCTTCAATCTTGGCTAATTCAATTGCATTTTGTCTTTCCAATTCTTGTTGCTGTGTATCAGTCAATTCGTTGTTAGCCAAACGTTCTTCATTTGCCTTTTCCTGTGCAGCTTTTTCCTTTTCGAAACCTTCTTCAATTCGTTTAATTTGAACATCATAAACAGCGTTTATGGCATCACCAATCTGACCAATTGCATCAGCAATCTTACCAGCAATTTCAGCTATTTTATCAGCCGTTTCTTTGGCTTTTTCAATATCCTTTTTTCTTTTTGCTTCAGCATCCTTTTCACGTTTAGCATCTTCATCTTGAATGGCTTTAGTAAGTTTTTGTTCAACCGCTTTACGTTCTTCACCAATGATAACAGCGTTATCTTTTAGCGTTTGATATGCATTCTTTGCAGCAGCAATCCTAGCATTTTCTTCATCAGATGCAAGTTGTGTTAAAGCTTCCTGTCTTTCCTTTTCAGTTAGGGTGTTATCTTCTGATATAGCTATTCTTTTATCTGAATATTCTTTTTTAATCTTAGTTAAAGCCTGTTCTAAAGCTTCTTCACCTTTAACCAATGCATCTTTGGATGCCTGTGCAGCACCTTTGGTACCCACATCGGTTATAGCAGCTTTTAACTGTTCAGCTTTGACACCAAGTTCAGATACTTGTTTGGTTAAATCAGCAGCTTCTTTGCTACTTTCACCCAATATTTCTTCAGCCTTTGTTTTAATATCATTAAGGCTTGTGGTGGTTGCTTTATTAATTTCAAGTTGTGCGTTTAATTCAGCTTCTTTAGTTTTATTTGCACGTTCTTCAGCACTTAAAGCGGTGTCTTCATTGATGGCTTTTAATTTGGCTGCAAGGTCTTCATTAATCTTTGCGATACTATTAGCTAATTCAGCTTCACGTTTTTCCTTTTCCTTTTTGAACTTTTCATCAGCAATTTGTTCAGCTGTTTTTTGTGTTGTAGTGGTTGAAGCTTTACCACCACCTGTGGCACCACCACCAGTTGGTTTGGTTGTTGTACCTGGTTTGGTATCATCAACAATAGATGTTTTTAATACAATTTTTTGTTTTGAACCATCTTTGATAGCTTTAATAGCTTCTTCAGTATTATCCTTAACATCTTTACCTAATTGTATTATATTTTTACCAGTACTTTCAAGGTAATCTGTATATGACTTTTTAATACCTTCAAAATCAAGGGTGAATACACCTTTAACGATACCACCCAAAGCTTTGAATGCTAAAATTATCTGTTTTACACCAGCTGAAATAACGTCATAAGTATTTTTGAAGCTAAGTTTTAAACCTTCAACTACATATCTTACAGCATAACTTTCGTTATATAAGTCAATGAAGTAGTTGATAATGTCAACAATACCTTTCAATGCAGCGGTAGCAAACTGTAAGAATGCTGTTTTAATTCCAGTAAATCCACTACCAGCACCTTCAAAGAATGATGCCCAGGTAGCGTTTAATTCAGCCTGTGCTTGTTGTTGTTCAAGTTGTGCTTTAGCTGTACCACTAAGGTTGTTATTGAATGAACCTTGTTCATTACTGATGTCTTTTAATGTACTTAAAAATTTGATACCAGCATCTTCACCAGGACCACCAAATATATCAGCAATAGCCTGACCAGCAACCTGTGAAGATGGGCCCAATTCAGATAATTTAGCCGATACTTCCTGTACAATATCAAAGGTTGTTTTTGAACCATCAGCCAAAGCTTTTTGAACAGCATCAGCTGGTATTTGAATGTCATTCAAAGCCTTTTGTGTGGCTGGGGTTAATTCACGTAAACGGATGTTCGCTTCCTTAATACTGTCCAGACCTTTATCAGAAAAGATACCCTGTTCAATTTGTTGTTGGGTGATAGCCAAGAAACCATCAGCCGATACACCAGCTTCAGCAAAATAAGCTGGGTATTCATTTAGTAATGATAAAAATTCACCGTTAATATTTAAACCAGCGGCCAAACCGTTGTTAACCAAATCGGTTGCTTCCTGTGCTGATAAACCAAATTGTTTTTGCGCAGCATTTACAGCCAATAATGTTTCCTGGTAATCAGTACCAAATGTTTGTGTGGTTGCTGTTATCTGTGATGCTAAAGCAAGTGCATCATCTTTAGCCAAACCAAAAACATTAGCAATTTGGGATGCATTCTTTTCAAGTTCAATACCGAAATTAACAGCTGCGATAGTAGCATCTTTGATAGCATTTGCAGCGGCAATAGCAGCGGTTGCAACACCACCACCAATTGCAGCGCCTAAACCAGCTGAAAGGGCTGTACCCTTTTGCAAATCACCTAGACCTTCTTTAAGACCACCAAAGAAGCCACCACCACCTTTGGCACCTTCAGATGCTTTCTTGGTGTTTGTACCTAATTTTTCAGTTTGATCAGCTGCATCACCAGCTGCCTTTGCGGTATTCTTATATTCATCAGTTAAACCCTTGGCTTCTTTTTCAGCCTTTTTGGTGTTGGTTGTAATCTGTTGAATTTCTTCATTAGTTTTTTCAACCCCATCAAGTTTAAATTTAATTGAACCATTAGCAATCTTAGCAATTTGGTCTATCTTCTTTTTTACGTCATCTAGCGTACCAGATATTTTATCAACCTGTCCTGTGTTTGATATTATTTCAACTTCTATGGTTTTTTTAATGTCAGCCATTATATGTACTATTTTAATTTAAATATAATTTTTATTAAACTGGTTGCACATTCCAAATTCTTCTTGTGGCATCATATGTACATTTAAGACCATAATCAAGGGTAATAGGGAAAATCGCATTTGAACTAGCATTACCATTTTCAATCATCATAATAGCCATATAGGTATCATCCAATGGTGCAAAATTAACTACAAACCCATCTGGTGCCACATCCTGTAATGCGATATTAAATAGAATACGTTTGTTGGTGTTTTCAAAATACACCTGACCAATACCTTCTGGGATAACAGTTAAATTTTCAGCATCCGCTTCAGTTAAAATAATGCTTTCACCAATTGGTTTAATATTCGCAAATTCCCTAACAACATTAAGGTCATTACCAATTTTTACAACAGTATCGGTTAAATCTTGTGGACCTGTGTAAACGTTTACTTCTTTATTGAAAAATGTAGGTACCAAACCTTCAGTATCCTGGATAATAGAATTACGATATACATTTAATTGACTTGGTGTATCTGTTGTATAGAAACTTTGGGTCCCAGCTGGACCTAATTGAACAACCGATGGGGTATTACCACTTAACGTACCAGTTCCTGTAGTTGTTGTACTACCACCAGTACCACCAGCGATACCCAAATAACCACCAGCTATATAATCAATTAATTTATTGGTTTGTGCCCTAACAATTTTAATTAATTCAACCTTGGTTGTTTGGTTAACATCAGATGATGTATCAAAGTCAATAATTTTATTTACACGCCAGTATTCACCATGTGTATATACAATATCATTAAACTTAAAGTTTGCTATATCAGTTGGTGTCAAATATATATTACATGTCATTAACCTAGCTGTTTGGTCAGTCAATTCAATCATCTGTTGTTTGTAGAATACATTGAATAAATTGTATTTCATTTGAACATCTACCAATGTTAATTTCCAGTAGTTAACGGTTGCTGTACCGTATATTTCTGTAATCTTAAGGGTTAACGTTGTTGATGTTGCTGATACAATCAAAGCCATGAAATAGGTGTTAGGTACAGTTTGACTTTGAACCCTAACATATTTATTTACGTATTGGTTAACAGTAAAATAGTTTGAACCTGTATAATTCAATACAACGTTCTGACCAACAGAAACTGCTGATAAGTTAATTGATGTAGTTGAAAAACTTGGGTTTGCTATATTATTAGCCACACCAAAATTGTTTTGCCAGTATGTGGTAGGCAAATAGTGTGTATCAGTGTAAAAATTAATATCAACCTTTGGTTCAACTGGTTTGTCATAGTGACCAGCATAAGGATAATACGCAAAATCAATTTCATATACATCACCATCTGGTTCGTTAGATGTTAAAAAGAATTGGTAGTTTCTGTATTCATAAGGTGGTAATGCTATTTTACCCCCATAGATAAGAATACGTGCTTCTTTTTTCCAATCAGATGGTGTACCATTATAACCAGGTTTTTGACTATCCTGGTCAATTATTTTGGTGATAACCATTGGGTTTGCATCAACACCAGTATAACCATTTGATGGGTCTGTACCACTTATTTTTTGCAAATAAGATGCTGCAAATATTGGTGATAATTCAGTTGTTTCTGTAACATATTCATCATCTGAAACAAATTGATATGAACCGAATGTTAACCCATTTGGTGTAAACTTTTTAAATTGTTCAGTATAATAATCCGCACCATCATCTTCATATTTGAATACAAAGCTTTTTGCCTGATCGTGTGGCAAAATATTAATATCAATTGGTTTGGAATAATCCAGCTTCTTTTCCCAGTTCAATACACGCCCATCTTCATAGTAGGTATCCCTAGGTTCAACATAAATTGTTCTTGGGTCTTGTTTATCTGGTTCAAAATATAAGTTAAACATCTTTGTGATGCTTATAATAAATTCACTTTGTTTCATAGACCTAGGAAGCATGTTGGTAAGCGATGTTGCTTCATAACCCATCCATGAACCTAATCTGTAATATTTAACATAACAGCTGCCATCAACCTTTAATAAGGTTTTTGAATTATATACTGTTCCATCTGTGTTACTTGGGTCAAGTTGTGCATCAGCTGAAGCATATAATACAACCCTTGCCAAATCACCTTGTTCAAGGTCAATTGTTTCATCAAATGTAAGTGTAAAATCTTGGTCGCCAGCAACTGGTTCACGTTTAAATGTTATAACCTTTTTTTCTTCCCATTTGCTTTTAGCTGGGGCTGTAAATAATACAGGGTCATTATTAAATGAACCACTAGCAATAACTTCAATTTTAAGACGATAAGTAATACCTTGTTTGTTTGGTGCTGCAACGTTTGAACCATACATAACAGACTGGGATGTTCCTTTAATCTGTGCTTGTATTTTGTATTTACCAGCAACCATTGCTTTTAATACATCACCATATTCATTACCAGAAAAACCATGTTGTGCATTGGTACGGTTTGCATCGGTATATTTAACCTTTAAATTTTCTGTATAAGTTGGTCTTATATATTTTTTAAACCAATAATTTGTTGGTGATGATGCTGGTACCTTACCACCCAATAAAAATGCTTTATAATCATAAACATAACTGGCCACACCAGGGTTTGTTTCAACATCTTGACTTGGTTCGGTTAATAGATATTGGGTTGTACCAGTCAACACATTTTCATATTGCAATGACTGTACTTCATCTTCTTCCATTCCACCAATTAGAATAAGCTTCTTAAATAAATCAGCATTGGTGTCAAGGAATTTTGACTTGTATTTAAAACCACTTTGTTTGAATACAGCATCCCATACTTTCTTAACAAAAACAGCTGGTCTTAAGTCTTCAAATTTAACACGCACACCAGGTTTTTCATATTCATTTAATTGGCTATTCTTTTTATTGGTAGCTGAATAAGGAAATGTTTGGTTATAATCCACTAATGGAAAACATATATCACTGTTATCTGAATTGACAGCAGAATTTATGTTATTTAAAATAAAGCTTTCGTTTATTAACAAGTTGTTAACAGGCGCTGTTGATGTTCCTTGTATTGTACCAGTAATTTGTGAAGCTGATGTAAACCCAATTGGTGCTGGTGGGGTTGAACCAACATATGCTACAGGGTTTAAATCACGTATTAAAAGATAAATACCATCACCAGTATTTAAGTTAACGTTACCAGATGGGGTTGTAATTGATGATGTTAAAAAGTTACCACCATATGAACCGCCAACTGGTGTATGTAAATAAGTTGAACCAGATGGTGTAACCTTATACCATTGCCATGTAACCGTTCTTGATGGTGACATTTGAATTGATGGTGTTAAATTAATTAAAATAGGTTGCAAAGCCACAAATGCATTAACTGTGGTTGGACTATAAAATGTTGATACCCCAGACCATGGTGCATTAGGTATATTTTTATCAATAGGTTGTAGTGAACCAAAAATTCCACCAGTTGTAATTACGTTATTATAATTTGCGTTATAAATTCTTTTTGCTGGTGATGGGCTAGGCCCACCAATTGGTGGTACAAAACGGTAATCGGTTCCAGTAAGTTGATTAATTATAAGGGTCCCACTTGATCCAGTAGGGGTTGTTGTAGTTCCTGTAAGTGGTAATACCAAGTTTGATAATTCAAGGTCACCAAGGGCTTGTACAAAGTTAATACTATCTTCATAAATAACCCCATGATAAGTTACATATTCAGCATCAATAATTGTTATGCTATTTAATTTAAAATATCCACGCATTACACAAACACCATCCACATACACTTCAGATGTTTTCTTTGATATTGGGTTAAAATAACCTTCAGAACTTACGTTAAAAAGGTAGCTAAATGTTTTGTTGTTTTCCTTTGTGGCTGGTATATCAACTTCTTTGGAATACGATGCAGCTTTGGCCGATATATCACTAATATCAGCCACGTTAAAGTTCAATAAGAATGCTTCATCCCCAAATAGGTCAATCTGTCTGTTTTCGATATAAAGTTCTGTCTTTTTAATCATCTTAGTTAGTTGTGTTTTCGTCCCAACGAATGGCTGGTGTTATATCAATTACGTAGTTTTTAAGTTTAGCTTCACCACTGTTGTTCATATATTCAACATCTGTTTGTTGAACGAACACAGGATATTCCAAATCGTATTCATTTGTTGTTACATATCTTTGGAATGGTTCTGGGTTCAATAGATAAACTTCATCACTGGTGAATAAATCCAACATCCACTTCGCTGTACCATCACCCACCCAATCCGATATAACGGTGTAGGTATCCTGTAATTTAATATTCAATGACTGATAGCCACGGTCTGTTGACAATTCTTGGTATGCTGTTGATGTAATAAGACCCCTAGAACGCTTAAAGTTTTCACGTTCGATACTAGTCCTAGCTTTGCTAACTTTGGTGAATGTATAGTAATCCCAACCACCTAAGCTATTTTTCCACTTCAATCTGAATTTATCATATATGTCACAGTCATATGACTTTTGATAAATCTTATCACTAATACCAATAACAGCACCAATGGCGTTTCTTAATCTAAGTTGGAACCATTTTGCGGCATTACCAGGTGAATTTAACCAGAAGCCAGTTGTTGCATCTTGACCAGTTGGGTGATATTGTTTGTATGGACCCACAGGTGTGTCAAAACGTGACTGTGCTGTATCATTCAAAGGAATAATATTAGCTGTATAAGCGGATGGCATCGTATAAATAGTACCAGCATCAGTAATAACCTGCACATCGTTTACAAATGGTGTACTTGTATTAGCTGTTTCATATAACGTGGCATTTGTAAGGTTAAGGTTAACACCGTTCATAAACCCTAATGGTGCTGTTGACACGTTAGGTGTTTGAATTTGTATTTCAATGGCTGTAATATCACCTGTCACAAATGAACTGTTTGTTACAAATGTAATTGTGGCACCTTGCCATGTATTGGGTGCACCAGAAGCAGCCTGTTGCATTGTAACACCCACACCTGTAACTGGTGTAAAGTTCGTACCTATAACAACTGGTCTAAGCGTCAACGCATTTGACTGTGATGATGTTGGTGAACCACCAGGATATGGACCTGTTAATATCTTTGCACCTATGGTAAATTTATAGGTTGTTGATGGTGATAAGTCTATGTTGGTAAACTTGATAGTCATTATTGATGTTGCTGTACCAGTGACACCATTTAACACCGTTCTTAAAGATGGTGGGGTTGTTGTTGAACCAGCACTTAATGTTGTTAAAACATTTTTTGTGATACCAGTATAAGCGTTCATAACGTTTGCTGTGGTTGCCACACCAACTGCTGCGATGTTGCTGAATGTACCGTAATTACCGTGGATATATTCCAATTCATTTACACCCAAATCGTTTCTTGAAAGCCATGATAATGTCAATGGTTCCTTTTCTGATACAACCAATTCACCTTGATCAACCAAGAAGTGGTGATGCAAAGGTTTTTTCAAATTTAATGCGTTGATAAGATATGGTGCTATCCCTTCATTTCCAGCCCCGTCAATACCATAATATTCACCAAGTGATGTCTTTGTACCACTGATGAAGTTTCCGTTAACGTCAAGGTATCTTTCTGTACAGAAAACCCTAAACTTAACGATGCTATTTGGACATGCTGAAGCAAACGTTTGTCTGTGTGTCCCCAAATCATAAGTAATGGCATCCAAAATTAAAGGTGCTGCATCAAAAAATGAAAAATAATTATCGGGTCTAGGTGGAATTGAAATAGACGCATAGTTCTTATAGGTACCATTACCTAATTGAACCACTACATCAAATACAAATCTAAATGAAGTTTCGATAGGGTCAATACCACCTGTACCAGTTGGACCAATTAATGTGGACTTTACCAAGAAAGGTATTGTCTGTTTGGCATAGTTAAATTCGTTTGGGGTTTCTATTGTTTGAATAGCCATTTTATAAGTTATTTAATTTTTCTTCAAGATATTTGTTAAGGTCCCTTTCCAAAACTTGGGTTACAATTCTATCATACATTGGCAATCCACCTGTGTACGCATTTTCCAGAATTGGTCTTGGTCTGATACCTTCTTTTTTAATTTTATTATTTATCGCAAACGCTATTGCTTTAACCTTTTTCGCACCAGTTGCAATACCTTTTGCCATCACCCACCTTTCAAGTGCCTTAATTGGCGCATATTTGCCCCTTTTACGACCTTTTTCAATGAAGGTGATATAATCATTCCCAGCTAAAGATATAATTGCACCATCATTCGTTTTTTCAACTTGAATGTCTAGTGAATTAATTAAATCACCTGTGGCAATCGCTTTTGTGCGTCTTAGTTCTTGAACCAAATTCTTTTTTAGTTCATCCCCTAAGGCCTTCATTAATTCTGGTGATATTAAATTCATTAGTTCCCTATTGCAAATGGTAAGTTACAATTGTTTATATTTAATATTTCGATAACAAAATCGAACTGAAATCCTGTACACAAATCTGGTAGGTTATCAGTGAATGGGGTAAACACCACACTATCTTCTAATAGGTCGAAGGTGTTGTTTTGACTATCAATCAATACCTGGTTGATGATGTCCCTACCAATTTCGAAACAGTTACTTTGTTTGGTAATTTGTTGCAAGGTTGCATCATCCATAATGTCGGCCACTATCATGGTCATGTTGTATCTTATTTTGTTTATGCTGAATGTACCAGGTTGGCACACGAAATAAACGGCCACGTATTTGTTTTCACCCCAGTTAAGGTTTTCCAAATAACCAGCTTCTGAATACGCCACATTAAAGTGGTTGCCAGCGGTTGTTGTAAGGTAGTTTGTTAATTGACTATAGTTCATTATCTTCTGTATTTGCTTTTCATTTCTTCTTCTTTTCTGATAGCTTCTATCATATTATTTTTGGATGTTTTGTACGCTAAGAATGTTAAGGCTTGCGATACCTTCATATCAACCGCTTCATTTATTTTTAACACATTTTCCCCACATAAATCCATTATCCAAATGTAGTAAGACCATCCATTAGCGAAAATTGCTTCATGACTTGTACCTTCATTTCCGCTGGGGCTGAAGAGGATAGAATATTTTGCTTTAACACCATCATTGTAAGCAAAAAAAAATTGTTAATTGCGAAAATTTCTGACATTGGTAGGTTATTAATTACATCCAAATATTCATCATCTTTAACTTCTTCAGTTTTGGACCAGAATTTATACCATGGCTTTATTCTTTCGATGGTCACCAGCATACCAAAAATCATTGGTAAGTTACCCACAGGGTCCAACCCCATAAGGTGGTTCACATCAGACCATGTACCAAATTTTAATTCATTTAAGTCGGTCATTTTTATTTTAAATTCATTTGAAACACTTTGTGTTTTCGGGATAAACTTAGGTAGTGGTTCATTAATAAAATTAAGTGCTTCCCTAATCTGGCTGTATTCAACCACAGTAAACTGTTTCAATTCCTTTTCAGTAACACCCAAAATAATTTCAGCTATTTTAGGTAAAATCTGTTCATTAAAAATTTTGTCATCAATATCAATCCCTTCGAATTTTTTAACCAAAGAACTAATTTTAATATATTTGCCCATGGCCAGTTCTGACCAGTTGTTTGGTATGTTGTACACCTTCTTATTTTTTAGCGTTATTTCTTTCATGCTATTTATAAATATAATTTTCTTATTATCGTTTTATCCAAATCGGACACGCACCTTTGGTTTGATGCTAAAGTTGGCTTCAACAAATATCTTGTTGGCCAATGCTAAGCTGATGACAATATCATCATGTTTTCCTGGCAATGCTGAATATTGGATGGCCCTAGTCTTTTCACTATAGTTAAAGCTAAAGTTTACCAATTCATCATATATTTCTGGCACCATATGCTGGTGGGGTAATTTGATCCGCTTATCTTCAATACTATTCTGTAGTTGGTTAATAAGGTCTGGCTTCGACACAGCGGTTGTTTTGAAGCCTTCTACACCCCTTATTCTGGGTTGTAAATATTCATAGACCGATACACCAATTGAATTCCATTCTATAAGGGTTTTTGTGGGTTTATGCTTCTTTAAAAATTCTTCAAGTTCTGAATTTAATTTATTTATGCTACCAGTTTTGCTACGGTAAAATGCAACCAAATTACCTGTACTGTCGAATATAGATGCCACAGCAAAGTCATGGAATAAACCAACATCAATACCACAGAATAAATTACCACTTGGGGTTGGATATTCATGGTGGATACACACATCTTTTATATTACCAAATACCGAACTATTTTCACTAAATTCACCCAAGTATTCAGCCCTAAATATTCCATCTGGTAATTGCTTTTTAATAGCATGTATTTCATCCAAATTAAAATAGGGGTTAGCTGTGTAATCAAATTTGAATGATATGGTTGTTTTATCATCTTCATCCATCCCACGCATAAATATATCATAGAAGTAATTGATACCCCTTGGTGTTGAACATAGAACCGTTTTGCGACCCCTGGCTAGGGTGGTTGGTTGCAATACCTGTTGATACACATTTGGTGGGATATAAGCCGCTTCATCCACCGCCAAAAATTCAAATGTCTGACCACGAATTGCATCATAGTTCTGGATGGAAAAGAATTTAATAACTGACCCATTGACCAACTTTATTTCAAGTTCTGACTTGTTATCCGAACTAACAATTGGTGTATTCGCTAATATATTGCTGATGCTATTGTAAATAAGTTTAACCTGTTTATACGTTAATGATACCACCCCCACGATAACCTTTTCATTGTTAATCGCTGAATGCAATACCAACTGGCTGATAAGCAATGACTTACCAATCTGTCTGGACGTATTTAACACATATGTTTTGTAATCATCATTTACAAATGAATTATACACCTGTTTTTGCCATGGAAATAGTTCGGCACCTTCTAATGTTATTTGCATATTATTCTACTTCAGCTTCGCTTATATCAATTGTATTTGCTTTTATGGGGTTAGGCAATTCAAATTTAATCGTTACATCCCCAATGGACATTGTGCCATCCATTTTAGCTACAATATCAGCCATCTGTTTAAGAACTTTCAAAGCATTTGCCCTATCGTTTTCCTGTATGCATTCCCCATACATCATTTCCAGTCGCATAAGTATACTATTGGTATCAACAATTGTCTGGTGCTTTATATTTTCACGTATAATATTAATAGTTTCAACCACCTTTGGTTTTAGCATTAAGTCTTTTGCCTGTCTTCTGGCTTCAGCTGGGTTTTCATGCAAAGTATATACATCCCTTACAGCTGATATTGCATCTTCACCAGCAGCAACCTTCATAGCAAATTCAATGGTCTGTTCTGTTATACGATACCCATCATATTTTTCTTTTATGTAAGCACCCAAATCTTCAAGTTTAACGTAATTCCTAATCTTGGTTGGATGACCGTGTGGTTTATATCTTGGTTTTGCCATTATAAATATTTCTTAATTTCCTGGTCCCAATCAATATTAATATCGTCATAGTTAATATCATCGCTATCATTGACCACTTCATTTGGTTTATCTTCTTCTTCATCATTAATTAGGTATTCATTAACATCAAACTTTTTTACAAGATATTTGGTTAATTCACCAGCTTTGGCCATGCGTTTCATTTCATCCCATATTTGGTTTATTTCATGCATGGCTTCAATTTTACCTTCCAATGTAATTGGTGGTTTTGATAAGTCTAACCTTACCCCCCTAACTGTTGTTTGACATTCCCTACAAGCTACGCCTTTACCTATTAGCGATGCTATTAATGTTTCCCTTTCTGTACCACATGCAACGCATCTAACATGAAAGTTTCTATACAGGTGTTTACCATTCTTTGATAATACCCTATCAGCTTCAGCTATAACCAAAAATGTGTCATAGTTACATTCAAAGGTTAGGCCAACATAGTCTGTTGTACTCGCCCTATTTGAACGTTCATCTGTTGTACCATCATTCTTTGTCTTTTTGTAAAGGTCTTCATTAGCAATTTTGGTTAGCTTGCTTTTTCTTTCTATCTTCTTAGCCATATCATTCTGGGTTTTCGTATTGGTGTATAAACCCTTTTAATACATTTAATGCTTTTCTATTGCACGATGCACATCCACCTGGTGATGAATTGTAACCACATTTTGTAACCAACCCATGCAATCTTTTTAACTGATCACCGTTAATGGTTCTGGTGTTATTTATTTCATCCAACAAAGCAACCGCTTCATTGTAATACTCTTCTTTTAAATTAAATTTAATTACAGCCATCGTATTTGTCTTTTATCTTATTCTTAATTTGTGTAACTGTATTGTAACAACTGGTTTTGGGTATATTTGTAAATTCAGATATTTTTTGATATGACATACCTTCTTCAAAGTATAATTTTACCATTTGTCTATCGTACCATTCAAGTTCATCCAATTCACCTTCGATAAAGGTTATTTTAGCTTCTTTGTCGTAATCAAAGCCTTCATCTGGTACTTGGATATTATATACATCATTATCGGCCTTTAAATCGCTTCCTTTGCGATATTGGTAATGGAACCTGGATGTGGATGAATGGTAATTGCGAATTAGAATTGAAACAAAATAATATTGCAGTTGGTTTTTGTCAATCAGTAATTGTATCTTTTCTTCATTCTTATCGGTTAATAATACTTCGATACAGTGTTGAAATAAATCATCGGTTAAATCATGACCTTTGGTAATATTTTTGGCAGCCTGGAATAGGTTATCAAAATTTTTATTTATGTATGTGTTTAAATCCAAATTAATAGTTGTTTAAATATAAATAGTCTGTAAAAAATGAAAAGGCCATTTTAGGTAAAAAAAAACCCCCAGCGTAAGCCAGGGGTCTTAATTTCGATGATACTAATTATTAGTAAGTAACTACAGCTAATAAATCATCAATCGCATCCTGTGACAATTCAGCGATAGGATACAATTCAGCACCAGTTAAGGTAATAGTGGCACCGTTTCTATCACCCAAGGCTGTACCAGTACCAGCTTCAACAGCTGTTACGTCCAAACCTTTTGATGAACCAGCCATCCAGTATTTACCGTTATTATCTTTAACAACAGCAACCAACAAACCAGTAGCCATCATGTGGATAAGGTTTCTTTTTTGCGTGTCAAGTTTATTCACAACCAAAGCAATGGTTGGTACGAATGCTAATGTACCGTTTTGTACATTCACGTTAATAGCTTCTGACAAAGAAGATGTTTCTTTTACGGTGTCAAATTGGTAGAACACAGCGGTGTTTGCAATTGCGGTAATTTGACCAGTTGTTGTTGCATCATAAGTGAAAAGGTTAGCGGCTGAACCACCAGGGACCAATTCCTTAAAGTTTGCAAAAAATACTGTATCCATACCCCCAAGTGAGTTTTTAGTACATCCTGTAAGTTCAAGACCTTCAGTCAAAAAGCAGTTAGTATTTAAAGGCATAATATATAGTTTTAAATTTTAATTTTATTGTACGCTAATCAATAGCTAATTAGCAAGCTTTTTTGAACATCATTTTACTAACACCAGTACCAGCGTAGAAAGCAGCACGTAAGTACAAGTTGTTAGAAATTTGGTCGTGGTATACATTCATACCTTCAGCTTCAGAAGCCAAATTAGTTCCAATGTGCAAGTGTGCAGCGTCAGCTACATACAAGTAATTGTGACCAGCTAAACCTTCAGTTGCAACAATTTGAATTTTAGTTCCAGGGAAAGTAATTTCCATGTTACCTTCAATAGCAGCTGGGTTATAGTGGAAGAAATTAGCAGAAACCAATTCTTTTTGCAATGAACGGAATTTAGCATAGTTCAAGAAAATCTTAACACTGTCAGATGTTTCGAAAGTACTATCGTAAGCAACAGCTTCGTCAATAGCTAAATCGATAGCAGCGTATACACTAGATGTTGAACCAGTTACAGTTGTTAACAAAGAAGCAGCGGTTGCTTGTGTAGTGAAACCGTTGAAAACGTCACCACCAGATACAGAACCTAACCAGTAAAGACTATCCAATTTCTTAGAAATTGCATCAGACTTGCTTTGTAAGAACTGACCAGCGTATGGCAATTCGTCATAACCTTGTACTTCATACATCATTGCTTTACCTTCTAAAGCACCGATACAAATAGCTTCGGTAAATTCTACAGGTTTTACAGCAATTTCTACTTCAGAAAAAGTAGAAGTACCATTATTATTAAATGAACATGAACCACCAGCGGCCAATGTTACATCAGATGAAAGGAAAGGAACCAATCCTGTACCTTTTAAGCCAGATACGATGTTAGCGTATTCAGCAGTTCTACCACGTGTGATAGCAGAAACGATAAGTGGGAAACCTTCAGCTTTCGCATAGTTGGTTAATCCAGATACTACTAATGACATAATTTAAATTGTTTTTAGTTTTTTTTGTTATTTTATTTTATTTTCTTTTTGGTAATTTAAGCGCTGCTAAAGCATTTTCTTCAGTAACAGGTCTTTTTGTTTTGATCGGTTGGGCAGCTGGCTGTGCAGACAACGTTTCAACTTTTTCAGTTAATTCTGAATTGGTTTTGTTTAACGCTTCAACAGCACCCAACAATACTTCTTCAAGCTTTTCGATACGTGACATCATTTCATCGTAATTAGTTTTTGAAAAAGAAAATTCTTCTTCAACAACTTCTTCTTCAGCCATTTCTTCTTCAACAGGTTCTTCGACTGGTTCAGCTTCAGCTTCTGGGGCTTCCATTTCGATGATAACACCAGCTTCATCACAGACAATCTTAGTACCATCTTCAAGGACGTGTTCCCCGACTAGAATGGCCATACCTTCTTCTGTTTCAACTTGAACTGTTACACCTACTTCGAATAAATCAGCTTCAGTAAAAATTCTTTTACCATCCGCCAATAATCCTTCAGCTGCGAAAGTTTGTTCTACGACTTCATTTGATGACAATGTAATGCCCAAAATTTGTGCAATTTTTTCAATCTTTGTCATAATTTTAGTTTAAAATAATAATTATTATACTGGTAAATATACTGTTAAGTATATCGTTCCATTTGTTTATCCTTGGCCCTTATAACGCTTTAGATAGTTTTTGCTTTTTTTGTTTTTGGATGCTTTAGTTTTTGAATGAACACCCTTACGTTTTGCTTTGGGTTTTTCTACCCAACGCTTAACTTCTTTAATTGCTTTAGCCTTTGCCATGTTATTTCTTTTTTAATTTGGTCATTATGTAATTCAGCATTTCACGCCCACTGTATCCAGCCACAAAACCAACACCTGGTAATGTATCCTGTCCTAGGCCAAAAAGACTAACGATAAGGGGTGCTGTGTAGTTAGCGATAAACGCCCCAATTATTACACTGATAACTTGTTTCCACCATGGTAAATTTGGTTTCATTCCGATAAACGCACCAATCAATCCACCAATAATTAGGCTAACGTTTATTCCTAGATGGTTCAATGCTTCGTAAACTGTTTTCATCCTTTTCACTTTGTTTTATTTGTTGCAATTTGATAAGTGCTTCTTGTAATTTTTTTGTATTTTTTTTGTATGCCATTTTTAAATTGGATAACGTTTTTTATGTTCTGGTAGCAACCAATTATTCCATCTAGTCCTTCTATCATCGCAACCACAATCTTCATGTCCAAATAATTTGGCTATAAACATCGCAATTCTTTTTCCTTGACCCAAGGTAAGGATGAATATGATATAGTGGCTTAAATCACCTAAAAAGCCCATTGTTAAGCGTTTTTGTCTACAATACCCCAAATGGTACCGATAAGTGTCATAAGACCACCAACAATTTCTGTTGCCATACCTTCATCAATTAAACCTTTGGTTACGAATATACCACCAGCAAATGTTAAGGTGTGGCGGATAATAGATAATATTTGTTCCTTTTTCATATTAATTAAAATTCAAATTTTGTGTAATCATCTTTATCTGGGAAAAAGTTGTTGCTAACTTTTTTACGTTTTTTCATATAGATACCACTATTGTATGTACCAGCTTTTGTTGACGGATATAAATCCTGTGCGCTATAATCAGAATATTCTGGGAATAAACCTGTGTTATTGCATAGGTAAGTGGTTAACCTTTCAGTAATCCATTCAGCTTCATTACGTGCATCGTTTCTGATGAATTTCATCGTTTCCAAGTCAATACCTTCACTGTAACTATCTTGTGCACGGTTAATACCTTTGTTGGTGAATTTCAATGTAAGTGGTACAATACATTCATAGAATGACCAAGCTGTTAAAGCTGGCACCACGTAATCTGTAAATAATATTGCATAGTTACCAGTCAAACCACTAATGCTACCACCAGCGTTATATAGGTCATTATCAATTTTATCGTATAATGCCTTACCCAAAATGCTTTGTATTTTGATAGTTTGTGACTTACGAATTGAATTTGTAAGAATGTTGTTTTGTACGTTGGCACCTACATTGGTGTATTCACGTAAAAATGTTTCGGATATAAATAGTACTTGTGACATTATTCTACTGTTTGGGTTGGGTTATTTTGTATTTCAATTGGTTCAAGTCCAACCATGTCCCTAACTTCGTTTGGTGTTGCCACTTGTAACAATGACTGTTCAGTTAAATTGAATGGCAATGGTTCAGCTTTGATAAAGTCCAATTTTGCGCTTGTGCCATTAATTGTTAATATCTTGTGATATGTTTTAAGGATGTGTTTTTGTAGTTTATTGATGACTGTTGCATAGTATAAATCGTATGCGTCTACCAATTCAGAACGGCCACCTAATTGACCAGGTGTTTTGATACCTAATAACATCGGTGATACAACCTTATTTGCTGTACATAATGCCTGTAATACGGCATCTGTTAATGTTAAAAATTGTTTATCACTATCGGTTGTTTGAATTGGGATAAACGTTGGTGCTTGGTCCTGGCCATTACCAAACGTAACCATAAATTTCTGGCCATGCTTCCCAGTAAAATTAGCTTTTATTTCACGGAATAGAATATCCTGTTCTTCTTCTTCTGGAATACCTGTGTTAATCTGTAGGATATAATTTGGTGATAATTGGTTTTGGATGTTATTCAAGTGATACATCCCAATTTCAAAGTCAATTTCCACATATGGAATTGAAGCTGAATATTGTGGGATGGCATAGTATTTCATTGATGGGTTATATTCCTTACAAATGTAAATTTGGTTTGGGTCTTTTCTTTCATCCATGCTGAATACAGCGTATGGTTTTGGTAAATGTTTCTTAACATCAGACCAATCATCGCTATAATAATAATACGGCATGTTACCATCTTCATCTGGTTTACCACAACGCAATTTACCGTAATCAATGTGGTAAATTTCAGCTATTGTTTGTCTATCTTTTGACCAGATAATGTTCAATGCATATGCACCATAAATAATAAGGTCCATGGCAATTTTATAGCTAATATCTTCCAAACTTTCATATGGGTTTGGTATTGTTAAAAACTTGTTTACGATAGCCAATTGTTCTGGTGGTAAATTTTCGGTTATAAGCTTCAATCCATTACCAACGGTCATGTCTTGTTTACCCATTTGAATACTTTTATGTATAGCACTTTTTTCAAGTAATGAAAGCAAATAATTTGGGTAAAGGTTATCTTCACCATATTTGATAAAATCATCACGTTTTGTAGTTGTTTCAATCAACTGTGGAACGTATAACTTTTCTTCTGATATTATATTAATTTTTTTTCCCATTGTAGGTATTTGTATTTAAATATATTTTTATGCGTTTTGGTCACTTAGTATTTAATTGCCATCCAGTCTATGTATTCAAGGTCAGCTGGCATGGTATGAAGATAAATCTTGAAACCATTTGGTGTTTTGTTAACTGGGAATAAATACCCACTTTTTCCAGAACCAGTACCACCAGTTGCACTATTTGGATAATTTATTGGTTGTAACTGAATTGAATATTTATCATCTTTGAATGGTACCGTAAACGTTATTTGCTTTTGAAATAAGTCACTATATGGTCCTTCACCAACAGGTGTCCATCCTGTAAAATCAGCTGAACCATTCTTTATTCCAAAATTCTGGCTATCAACTGGACCATCATCGAAAACAAGGTCACCATCAATATCAATAGTATCGGTGCAAGTAATACTACCATTAACATATAAAATTCCTTCGTTTTCAACTGTTTCATCACCTACTGTAACATCATTACCTTTTTCAATAGTTATGCTACCATCAACATAAAGGTCCGTTGGAACGCTTTTATTGTGGCCAGGACCTACCAACATATCACCAACAATAACATGCTTATCTGGGCCAATTGTGTTAACAGTTGATCCAGTGGTTACAATTTGAACTTCACCACCAGGTGTGGTGGATAATGTATTCAAATACAACGTACTGTCATCTTCAGTCGCAATGGCTGGTTTTATGTATAGGTTTTTTGACATTATTTAAGGCTTTTCAAAAGCAATTCTAATTTAGCTTCTAATTGTTCTATTTTTTCTTTATCACTTATTGGTGGTACTGGTATTTCAATATCAACTATAAATTCAACTTCATATTCACCATTTTCATTCAATTTTGAATGTACGTGCTTTGTTTGTATTGTTTCTTGTATCATAATTTAATTATTAAGGCATATCAGTTTGCCAACAAATTGGTAATACCCTATCAAGGTTTAATACCGCTTTTAAAGTTGGCCAGTTATTATCGCTTACAAAATATGACCAGTCAGGAATGTCATCATATGTATCATTTGTTGTGTCAAATGGTTGGAATTGGTTTGACCATAATTGTGGATAAACGGTTGTTGGTCCTGTCCAGTAATATATGTCACGGTATCCTTGTGAAAATTCAAAGTCATTATTAAGTCTAATTGGGTATAATAACATGAACCAGAATTGTGCTTCAACACCAGTCGTATTTGTAAAGTTATAGTCCCAAGTCATCCATATTAAATCACTATAACCTGGACATGTAACTGTAAGTGTGTTTTCCTGTAATTTTTGATAAGGTGCATCACCCTTAGGGTCGTTATTAAATACCGCTAATTTACATTCAGCTGTACCAGTAATTTTTGAATTGACATAACCACCAACTTTTTTAATACTTTCACCTGGCTTTAATACGAATGGTACGATATAACCCCATACATTATCGATATAACCACCACCAGTACCACGGTCAAGATAGTTTGAACTAAAGTATGTTGTCTTCCACTGATAATAATCAGTACCGTAGTAATTATATGGTGTTTGACCAGTATAACTAACAGTTACGTTTTGTGGTGTTACAGCACTACCACCGCCACCGCCACCGCTTACACCAGAACTACCAGATGAACCAGCCACACCAGTTTCACCTTGTGATATTGCTAACCAGTCAATCACAACATCATCTATAGCTGGGTCTAATGGTCCCGTTAAACCTGTATTAATTCTGAAACCACTAACAGTTTTATTTGTAATATAAGGATAAAATCCACCAAAACCTTGTGCTTCACTTCCTGTTGCATATGTGTTAACTGAATAATCTGTATTAGCATAATTTTCAATAAATACAACATCATAAATTAATGGGTCACCAGTAAAATTAGTTAAAGCAACTGAACCAGCTTTTGACTTAGCACCCAAACCATTAGCACCATTTGAACCACTAGAACCGCTTGTACCATAACTGATACCACTTGATCCGCTAGTTCCTGTAGCACCATCAATACCGTTGATACCAGAACTACCGCTTTCGCCAGATGAACCACTTGAACCAGCAGGTCCAAAGTCACCAGGGGCACCATCTTGACCACTTGTACCGCTTTCACCGCTTGTACCAGATAATCCATTTGTACCATTCATTCCAGAACTACCAGATGAACCAGCGAATGCGTATCCACTAGTACCAAATTGTATTACTTGACTACCATGTTTTACGGTTGGTATTCCGTTTTCATCAACATAAAAAGCGTGTTGTTCGCCATTTGTTGTGACACCTGTTGTAGGTTCACTATATAAAAGTATTTTTGACATTTATGTTATATTAAGTTATTACGCAATTCTTATTTTTAAGACACCGTTTGTGTGATAAATACCACCCAATGGTACACCACCTGTTGCAGCAGCTGTATCATCAGTATAGTTTAAGCCAGCATAATTTAATAATTGAAGGTTTCTTGTAGTTGTATAATAAGGTGTTGAAGCTGTTACTTGACCACCCAAAGCGATAGCACCATCAGCTGTTGCACTACTTTCGAAACCAATTGCTGTAGCCATCATTGCTGTAGCATTAGCTTCTTTACCTATTTTAATTGATGATAAACCAGATGAAGCACCACCCCTACCAATATTAATCGCATCATTGGTTGTAGCTGAAGCACCTTCACCAATTGCAATTGACCTTAAACCACTTGCATTAGCATTTATACCAACAGCTATAGCGCTATCATCACCTGAACTTGCACCTTTACCAACAACAACAACACCAGTAGCATTACCAACATTTGCAGCATGACCAATTATGGTATTGTCTGGTTTATTTGCGGTTGTAGCTGTAATTAAACTACCAATATATATGTTTCTTTTTGCATCACCAGAAGATGGTGTAATATCACAACCAATAAGAACGTTGTGGTTATTATCACTACCTAAGGTAATGTTACGACCAATAGCTACTGCTTGATATGAAAAACCTAAGTTAACATTAGTACCTATTGCAACACCTTGATATAATGTTCTAGCATTTTTACCGATACTAGTACCAGCATAATTAGAAACAGCACCTTCACCAATAGCGACACCACCATCATATGTTTCAGTATCTTTACCTATGGCAACACCAGTTTCTGTTCTTACAC